ATTCCTAGTCCAGCTTTGCTCTAGTACAAAAGGTCTAGCTCCGTAAGCTATAGGTGCAATCTTAGTAGCTACATTGTTTGCTGTTAAATAACCTGATGTCTTCTGATACCATCTGATTTCTCTAGAAGGTGTAGATTCTACTTTAACTTCTTTCTTAAAAATTAGTGCTTCTTCAAACATATCTTTAGAGACTTTGTCTATGTTAAGTCCTCTAATGTCTGCTTCTCCTGCTGTATCTGCCATTATGCTAAATTAACCATCATAGGTAATAGTTCAAACTCAAATGTAGCGCCACTTGCTGCAGTTGTTACTGCTCTACCTACTATGTTCTCCGAATTTACATCTGCATTAACTAGTCTATTTGTGCTACTTGTAGAAGCATCTGTTATAATTGCATGGCCTGCTGTTACTCCAGCGACTCCAGCCACACCTCTGAATAATCCTCTTTGCCAAACTGATACAGAAGTAACTCCGTTACTAGCTATTTTCTCTGATTGACAAATACCTGCACATATATCAGTATCACCATCAGCTAATGCTGCGGTATTAGGAGTAGTCATCTTTAGAACAGCACCTTTTGCTATGCCTGTAGCATTAGCACAAGTCATATTTACTGCTATTGCGTCTTCTCTTACACAAATGCACTCGTCTGCCATGTAAAAAGTAAATAAATAAAGTATTTAAATGTTGCTACAATCCGGCTAGTTTTGATTCTGCAAGTTTTAAGAACTCTTTTTGAGTTTTTATGGCTAATTTGTTAGATTTAATCGCTGCTCTAGCACCATTTTTGAATCTCTTATCAATTTCTCTAGCACTTATTTTAAGATCAGCCTCGGCTTTTGCATTTCTTGCTTTTAAAGCTTTTATCTCTTGCTTGATGCCTTCAGAAATATTAAACCAAGCAGCTTCCTCATCATCCTCTGCCATTACAATACCAAGCTTCTTATCCTTGATCATTGTATTTTCCTTCAGTCAGCTCTTTCTCAATTCTTTTACGGTGTTCTTTAGGTGTCTCTTCTTCAATAGACTTAGCCTCTATATGCTCACCAGATGTTCCGCTTAAGATGCTATCCGAAGAAGCTTTTTCATTCCTTTCAACAAGTTTCTCAAACTTAGCAATATTTTCATCCATTCTCTTAACAGCTTCTTCGGCACGAGTAACCTTATCTTTAGTTTCAGGCTCTTCTTTCTCCTCTTCACTTGGTTTTTTTGCCTCATCTGTATCGAGTTTCTGTTGCTCTCCCTCTTCCATGTAATTTAAAGATAATCTAGGTATTTAAATATTGTGTTACCCTACTAAAGTTGCGATGAAATAAGGGTAGTATTCTAGTCCTACATGGCCTGCTACTGTTATTGCTATAAAGTAGCCTGTTCTCTTTATGATAAGCAATTCAGTTTCCAATATTGCTAAACGCTCTCTTATTGTTTTATTGTTACTCATTTTGCATAGCTTTTACAGATTTCTCAATTTCCTTTCTAAGCTCTTCTATCTGGCCCCCTCCAATTCTGATATTAGCAGGGTCAGGATTAGCTAGAGCTAGTTGCATCTCTCTTATTTGCTGGTCTCTTTCTCCACCTACAATATAATAAACCTCATACTCTTGTAATTGATTAATACCATTCTCTCCTAAGAACTTAGCTAAATCACTTTGACTCTCTTGTTTAAGTCTCTCATGTTCTCTGTCTATTAAAGCTAGTTGACTATTAAATTGTGCTAAGTTTCTAGCTGCTTCTGCTGGATTAGCATTTTGAGAAGAGATAATATCATTCATAATAGACTTAGTTTCTGTTAATGTTCTTATTGGAGTCTCTATAATCTCTCTTTGTTGGCTTTCTAAATCTGATACAAAATCACTGTAAAATCCTCTAATTGCATTAGCCACACCTCCAATAACAGCTGCAGCTGGAACTGTAATAACTTCCTCAGGTGTTGCTACTTGAGGTCCTAACTGCCCTGCAACTAATGCAGCACCGGCGAATGTAGTGGCTCCTGTTAATATATCTGGGATTATTCCCGGAACTGCTGACATTGCAGCTCTAGCATAATCTAATTCTCCTGCTGTGAAATCTGCTTGTAATTGTTGTAAAGGGTCTCCTGATCCTACTTCTCCTGCTAGCTCTGAGCCTTGTCTTAATTGTCTTTCTTGTGCTCTAGCTATAGATGCTTCTGCAGCTCCACCTATAGGAAGTTCTCGTTTTCTTGCTTGTAGTTCTGCCATTCTACTAACTTCTCTCGGCTTCAATCCTAAAACTGTTGTGCCGCCTGCTGTAATTCCAGATAGCCGCCCTGTATCTTGGTCTCTAAATACTTCAATAGCTCTAGGGTCTTCCTTAGGCTCAGGTCTCTCTACCTCTTCTGGCTCTGTCTCTGGTAGAATACATCTTTGATTAGCTTCATCCCAAGTTCCGCCTTGAGCTTCACATCTAACCTGAGCTTCTGACTTCTCTGGTTTTATATCTGTAGAAGATAGCAAAGGTTTGACTAAAGGAAGATTTACCATTATTCTCTAGTTACAGATGCCTCCACATCATTAGGTTGTATTGCTAATTGACCAGTATTTTTGCTCTCATCTAGCTCAGGCTGCATGCCTCCTAAACTTGGAGGTCTGTTAAATGTAACTTTTCTGTGTAATCTATTCCATATATTCTTTTCTTCATCTTCTTGCTCTTTTGTATAAATAGGCTCAAAAATAACATGGCCCATCTTTCCACCTACTTCACTTGTTCCATCAGAAGTAGCAATGCTTCTAGGCACTCCAAAGCTCTGATAAGTAAAGTTCTCTAGGTATTGAATCCAAGACTGCCTATCTTCACTAGACTTACTTGGATATGGTTTAATCTCACCAGTATCTTCTGGCATTCCTACCATCTCTCCATTTTTAACAGCATTCTCTATCTGAGTGTTAGCATAACTGATTTTGCCTGCATTGTTTGTTTTATAATAAACAATACCTAGGGCCTTATCTCTGTGCTTTATTGTTCTCTCATCTTCAATAGCTTCATTTCTAGCATCAATTATATTCCTAATAGCATCAATCTGAGAGGTGCCATGTATTTGATCACCAATTCTCTTATTAGAACTATGATACATATCTTCTATTTCTATGGTTTCCCAATCACCCCCATCCCATACTTCATATCTCTTAATTCTTCCATTCTTTGAAACAATTCTAACACGCTCAGGGCTAATTGGTACTAGGTTTACTATTGTTTCCTCATTCCCTTCTTTTCTAACAATCTCAGCAAAAGCATCTCCTACTACTAGCTTTATAAATTCATGATTCCACATAATTGTTCCAAAAGTATCATTACCTCTACCTGTAAAATGTTCAAATTCTACTTTAGTCCTTGCATCTGTCTCCCAGCCTTTTCCAAAAGCCCAAGTACATAAAGCTGCACAAGCTGAATAGATCTCAGGTATAGCACAAGCATAACCTAAGTTTGTGTTAGCCTCTCCGAAATAATAATATGTCTCTCCTGAGTCACTATCTACATCAAGAGCCTTAGACTGAACTATAAAATCTGGTACATTGCTAGTAAAGTTCGTAGTTGTGGATTTGTTTAAGTCAAATTCTGCCATTATTATACTTCTATCTTAAAAGGTAAATTTATTTGAATCTGAGAGCCTAGTGTAAACCATTCTCCGCTTTTATTTCTATCAGTTGGATCATGTGCTATATATAAGTCTCCTGTATTAGCATCTTCTTTAGCCCAGTATTCTAAAGTTAACCTTATAACTGATCCACTTTCAACTACTGTTTCAGTAACATCAAAGCTCCAAGAAACCCAGTAATGCAAGGGGTCTCCGCCTGTAGCTCCATTTGAATTAGTCTTGGATGTTGCATTGGCTATATCTGTCTCTGTTGAGCCATCATATTTCCTGAGTTTTGCAATTATATAAACGTAAGAACTACCCGCTCCATTATGCTGTATTGCTATTGGAACATTTAAAGTGACAGTTCCTTTAAGAGTCCTTGGCTCAGTTAAAGTAGAAGTATCAAAATCCAAATCAAATTCTTTGGTAAATGTACCTTGATCTATAGTTGCTGTTTGCTGTACAATATCAGAACGTATAGCAGATGAGTCTGTTAAATGATAATCTTTGGCTGCTGAGTCCTCTGTCTCTAGGCCATAATAAGTCTCAGTTGTAAAACCTTTAACTATGTCTGTATAACTATAAGATGCTATGGCCTGACTAGCTGTTGTGAATTTTGTTAATTTAGGGTCAAGTGGCATTTATAATCCTAGGTCTGCAATAATATCAGCTTTTCTATTTTTCAAGTCAGATAAGAAGCCCTGCCATACTGCATCACAGACATTTAATTTAGATTGAGATGTAGCTAATTGCCATGAGTTTTGATTTTCATTAATTCCATACCAAGCAGCTCTATGAGAAGCAACAGCTGCTAGCCATTGTTTATGGGCTGCTGTAATGCTGGCATAGTTTGCAACAATTCCTACATTATCTCCGAATTGTTCTTCTATATCTGATTCAGCGAAGAGAATCCATATATTAGTATTAGCTTCTAGAATCTGTGTAGCACTAGCATTTGTTCCTAGAGCTAGTTTAACCTGAGCTGTTGTTGCTAGTGTTCCTTCATCTGCCATTCTATCTTACTGGAATAGAGTATACCTTAATATTTAATTCTTTCTCTTTTAGCAATTCTGCAGCTCTAATCAATCCTTCTGCAATATGTGCATATCTTCCATTAATTTTTCCATTTTCCTCTATTTGTATACTTCTTAAGCTCGCTCTAATCTCTGGAGTGTCAAACAACTGAAGCTGTCCTCTCTCTCCCATTTCTTTTAAATTATAATACATAGCCTCTTTTTTCATAATTTTCTCTTTCCCATCTGCATCTATTTCTCTTTTACTATTATCAAGACCCACAACTTTTCTCTTAGTACTATCTTCCCGTAGCAAATGCGCTAAAACTCCAATACCCATGCCCCCGCTATCTATTCCAATTCTCCAAAAGTCCAAAATCACATTTAAATCAATTATTTTGTCTTCTGTCTGTGTAGGTAGTGTTTTTTCAGTAATTTCATGATGAAACTGAGTTAACATGTCTCCAATTCTTTCTAATCCTTCAAAAGTGCTCTCATCTTCCCCTAAAGCCGCAATATCAACACCTAAAGCTGTATTATCTGATATAGGCTTTCTATTTACCGGCTCAAGCACACAAACTCTCTCTATCCAATCATCTGTGAACACTCTTCTAAATCCATCAACAAATTCCCCCTTATACATCTGTTCATATTGCTGAGATGTAAATCTTTTCTTCATTCTGTCTAGAAATTCCTCTGTTATCCTAGGGCAATCCTCACTAGACTGATGAAAGCTAGTAAAAGCATCATCATCAAAACAATCAAAGTAAAATCCTTCTTTAATAAATGGAGTTGATAATAACCACATTGTTCCCTGTGTCACTGCCAAGGCCGGCACTATAGAATTCCAAACCTCTTCTTTAATCCAAGCAGCCTCATCAGCTATTAATAGATCAATAGTATATCCCATAATACCATAACCAGTGTCTCCAGCAGCATAACAGTAAATTTCAGAGCCATTTTTCAGATTTATCACATGTTTTGTAGGTTTTGGCTTTGCAATTAGCTTTCTTTTAGAAAATTTTTCTTCCATAACAATATTATGAAGAATTTTGGAAAATAACAAATTTGCTTGCTTTTCAGTAAATGCTATGACCATAATTAATTTTTTTTCATTCTTCATTGCATACTCTGCTGCTTTCTTCGCAATGATGAAAGACTTCCCAACCTGTCTGCCTGAACGCAGTACCATGTTCCCCTTAGTCTCCATTACCTTAACCTGCCATGGATCTAGTTGCATCTCCATACTTTTAATTAGTTAAATATATTATATAAAATTTTGTGTGAGGTCTAGGGGGGGAGCACGAGGGGGGGGTCACTACGTCGCAGTAACAACAATGAATATTCCCTGTATTGGTGGGGGTTAGATGCAAGTCGAGTTTCGTACTCGACCAACACACTCGAGTGTGTTGCCTGCCACGAGGGCAGGTTGTATCTAACAAGAAGGGATTAC